TGACTGGTATCTTTTAGATGCTTTGCGAGTTCGCGTTGTAACCAACCAGACATCTTTGGAGTCGCAATCCTGCGAGGCTTCAGATAAGTAACTGGTTTTTCGACATAAGGCAATTCAGTTGCACCCAATGATTGTTCAACATTTGCTTTGACCATTTCTTCTCGACTTGGTCTTTTGCCCTTAGGTGCAAAATTGAAGTTTGCCAAGGCTCTACCAATTGCAGATGTTTCAGCATTCTCCAAAGCATTGCGAGCATTTACGCCTTTTTGTTCTGTGTGTTCATCAGCTAAGCCAGTGGCAACTTGACGATCACCAACAAACACAATTGCTTTGACAATGTAATGTCCTGCATTGTGTGACACCAGTTCAGTTTCAATTCTTCCATCTTCCTGGTGTTGATCCCAGAATCGTGAAAGTCTTGCTTCAACTGGTTCATAATCTTCTATGTTGAAGAATCCCATTTAGTCTCCCTGTTTTATTTTGTTGACTTCTGTTTCATCAAATCTTCTGTGTCCACTTGGAAGCACAGTTGCTTTGATTATCTTTTTGTCTGCCCATCTTTGAATGGTGCGCGCAGATACTTTCAGTTGCTTTGCAACATCCGATGTTTTGAGCATGTATTTATGATAACACTATTTTGACCGACTTGGCCGACTTATTACAAAGGCGTGTTTAGCCCCACTCCTTGCCGTCAACAATAAATTTGCCTTTTTCGTTAATTGGTACAAGCTGAGGAACAACATGGTTATCTTGTATATACAAAATACCGAATCCGGATTGCCAATTGGCAGCCTTTTCTCGAATGTAATTTGCACCAGATGATCGCAAATCCATCAGATGTCCCACTTCCATGCCCCAGATAGTGTTTAAACGGCCACCAAAGCCCCTAGAAGCCTTTGAAATGCCTTGCCTATGGGTATGCCCACAAACAACATTCTGACCCGTTCTAATGCCCAAATTAAGCGCTGTAAGGCCACCTTGTGAATACAGCCTGCCCTCATCCCCATGACCCATCAAAACTCCTGGTGCAATGTAATCCATTGAACGTTGATAAGTTATTCCTAACTTGTTCAATCCCAAAAGATTTTCAATCCGTAAAGCTGTAACAGATTCAAATGCTGGCGCATTCTTGTAAATGTACTTTTCAATTCTTTGACTGTGATTAGATCGTTGAAGTATGAATGGTTTTTTCTTTGATCCAAGGGCTTCCCTGAAATCTGCTAGCACATTATGAGCTGTATTAAAATCTCTTTGAAGTGTTCTTTCAAATTCTGCTCTAGTGCCTTTATTGAAAGCACCAAGCTGAGGCACATCTATTTCATCACCCACACAGGCAAGGCCATCAATCTTTGATTCAAATATGAAATCTTGTAACTTCTCAACATTCCTTTTGTGATGGAATGGAATTTGCAAATCTGGAATAATAACAATGCGCTTAATAGACTCACCTTTTCTTTTTAAGGTCTATTACATCACTCCATATCATATCAGTTTTTGTTTGTAGTTTTGATAAATCAATCTTCATGTCATTTATTTTGTCAGCTAGTGATGATCCACCATTAGGGAACAATGTTTGTTTGATTTTGGTTTGGATCGCTATTAGGCGAATCATCAATACAAGTATAGTTGCTGACACACTGACAACACCGACTATTTCGTTGATTGTCATTGGCGTTTGTACCAGTCTGGGTCATAGTCGTCTGAGTCAAAATCTTCATCATCGTCCGGTGAGTCTGCGTACTCAAAGTTTATAGATGCAAAGTTAATCATTCCGTAGGCTTGATATTCAGGCATTTCTGGTGAAGTAACTGTGATCATCTTCTTGCGTTTGCCGTTGTATGTTTCTAACAAACAAACAAAGCCAGTAACTAATTCACCTTTTGCATGAGCTGCATTCATCACTTGTATAAGTGCATCACCAAACACATCCGGTATTTCAATCTTGTGATCCTCAGACATTTAAATCAACCCCATTCAATTGTGTTGTCCACCCAAGATACTTTGAACCCCAGGCATCTGTCACGCCTGTGTAATAAATCTTTCCTACTGTGTCCTTGACAGGTAAATCAGTAGTCCACACATAACCAGGTTTATCAGATTGAATAGCCACATGGCCAAACTTGCCACCTTTCCAAAAGTGCGTTGCCCCTTGAGGTGCTTTCATTGGATCAGTAAATTTATGTTTCTTAGGTGTGTTATTCCAAGCAACGATTGCGCTTGGATACTTTGCAGGGATTTGCCAGGCTAGTCTGCAAGTTTTAAGACAAAGACCTTTTACTCCACGTTTGCCTGACATGTGAGCAACTGCCATCCATTGCGCTGCATCATGGCCAGTCCAGCCTTTAGTGTTCGTCAGCTTCTTTGACATTAACTTTTCCAAATGCGTAGTCGGTTGGATTTAACCAGCGAAGAATCACTGGTGCAACTGCACCGATTCCTGCTGACAACAACATCTTTGGATCAGTAACGCCTGCTAAGTAACATGCAATAAGTCCTGCAACAAATGATCTTGCCCATGATGCTGCAATTGCTTTGTAGTTGGTCATAAGATACTTGCCAATTCTTCCTTGGTTAGTCCGGCAATGTCTGCAAGTTTTTTGATAGCAGATTCACGCGCATCTTGTTTGGCTTTATACTCGGCTTCTCGTAGTTCAATTTGGACATTGGTTGCTTCTCTTTCAACAATAAACGCTTCAAGGTCAGCACCAGTTAATTCAATTCTTTCATTGCCATTACCAACAAAAATTGCTTCTTCTTTAGATTTAGCCATTGTCATAACTCCTATTTCTGAAAGCCGTAAACGGATGCAAAACCAGTTATATTTCCTGTGCTACAAGTCAAAGCAAAACCATTGTAAGAAGTATTATTTGTATTCTCGCCTATAAAACTTGAAAAATAAACATCACCACTTGTTGCTGCTCTGGCTATTCCAGCAATTGCTGTTCTTGTTGCAAGAAAAGGATTTGATACTGTCATTGAACCACCAATATAACCAGCACCTGCACCAGAAGCAATATCGCCAAGTTCTGCATAACTTGCAACGCCACCATTTCTTGTTTGAGAAATAGTATCGCTGTTAGTTCCACTTAAAATTGTTTTGAAACCATAAGTTGAAGTTGTAACAGGTGAAGAATCAGTTGAAACTCTAAATCCTGCTTTAGCATTAGTTGAACCATTGAAAGTAAAAACAATTAAATAACTGTCATAAGTTGCAGAAAAAACTGAAGGAAAATTTTGACTGGCTACTCCACTAAAAGAAGTCGTGTTAAGTAAAACCATTCCAGCCTTTTTTGTGCCAAGAGCTGTGTTCATGGATGCATCAATTGCATCACCTAAAGTCTCAATTGCTGTTGCGCCATCTTTAACTAGATCAGTTGAAGTTGGAACTGTCCAGCCATAGTTTGGTGTAGTTGTGGCCATGTGTTAATTAACTCCTAGTAAGGCATCTTGCCATTGTAGTGATGGGTCTATTGTACTCCAGATTTCACCAGCATATACATCTTGCCACGCCACCGGCACAGCTGAGAATGTGAAGTCTGAAACATTCAATGTCAGCCTAGCAGTAAATCTGTCAATGTCCCATGACCATCCCTCAACATAACCAAAGAATTGATTTGGGTACAAAAGGGCAGGGAAGTCTGTTACAGATACCGGCATACCAAAGAACACACCGACCAAAGAATTAAGCAAAGTACTGGTCATTGTTGGTGCATCAATTTGTATTTGAATACCCTGGATCACTGGTGATGGGTAAGCGTTAAGAAGTACTAGACGATCTGCCAAAGTGTCAGCATCACCTGAGTTCTTTAAGAATGTTTCTATTGATTCTGTAACTCTGCCGTACTGACTAATTGAGTCAAGTTCTTCAACCTGCATAACATCTTGAGCTGCGCCATAGATAACTCTTACATCGTTGATGATGTCATTTCGTGATGTGGTCACATTGATTCCATCGGCAAGGATAAAGTTCTTTGAGATGTTGACAAAGCCGTTGGCACTTACATAATCTGCACGATGGTCTTGGTCTTGATAACCGATGCCACCAGTTGTAGTTTCAAAGATATAACCTGAACCTGAGTCAGCAACAATTTGTACATAGTTCAAAGCATTAGTTGGTTCTGGTGCAGCAATGGAACTAAACAAATCATATGTTCCAGGTGTGTCAATTGCTGATATATTAACACCAAGCAAATCAGCCCATGTTTGTGTTGTGTAATCAGTCCAAACTTGTGTTGCAGGTAATTCATTCCATTTAAGGCCAAAAGTGTCAGTGACAACTGAGACAATCCTGTCACCATCTTTTTGTTCGGCGTAGCCAACAATGTTTGCTTCTTTAGCTGCTAACTCTGAAAGCGCACCGGATGCACTGATCTGTGTGATGAAAGTATTTGTTGTGCCAGCATCCAGCACTGAGACTGAAACATCTGTAACTAAGCCAGTGAAGATTGTGGTGTCAACACCAGTGTAATTGTCCAGGGTAACTGTGATGGTGTCAAAAATTTCAACATCTGTGTAAGGCAAATCTAAGAAGTCAATTGTTGCAAAGCCTGCTGATGATTGTTGTTGTACATCATCACGACCCATGCTGATTTGAACACCCTCAAGGGTGTAATTGGTTACAGCTGTGCCATTGATTTTAACTGTGGCGTTTGGTGACCAAGGCACTTGTTACCTGCCAGGAATCATTGGCTTAACAAACTTGTTGACTGTGCCAGCCTTTGCAGCGTTGTTGATTGACTTGACTACTGTGTTTGCTTGAGCCTTTGAATTAGTTGCACCAAAGTTATTCACAACAGTAACTGCGCCTCTAGGGTTACCTGCTGCCAATTGTCCTGCTGCTCTGATTGGTGCAGTTGAAATGTCTATCAATGCACCACCAATAAATGATTCTTTGAATCTTTCGTATGCTCCGATTGCTGATTCAATCTTTCCAATAAGTGTTGTGAATGAATCAATTAACTTAATCAGTGAACTTTCACCAGTTGTAGGATCAATTTGCAATAACCTACCAATTGCATCACCTAAGTCTCTTAACTGCTCACCAAGTAAATATGCTGAACCCTCAGTAGATTCCATGTCATAACCAAAAGTTACTGCACCAGTTCCGGCATCATAGAATGCTTTTGTTAATCCTTGTTTGCCACTTCTAGTCAATCCATTAACTAAGCCCTCAAGTGCAGGCACAAGATTATCTGTTGTGAACTTTGCAAGTTTTTCCATGAAAGGTAATAAAGCAAATCCAATTTGTTCTCTGGCTTCATCTACTGCAATTTGAACCCTTTGCATTCTTCCAGCAAATGTTTCAGCTGCTGCTGCAGCCTGACCTGCAAATGTTTCAGACAATGCTTTAACTGCACCATCAAAGTCTTTTGTTTTAACAATGTTCTCATCAAGTGGAACACCAATTCTTTTTAAAGCACCAAGGTTGCCATCGTAGGCTTTGCCAAGTGCTTCTGTAACTGCTGCTAAGTCTTTACCTGTACCTGCTGCAATATCTAATGCAAGTTGTTGAAGTTTTTGTGCTTTGGTTACATCTTGTGTTGATCTAACAAGCCTGTCCAATGATGGTCTTAATTGATCATCAGCAACACCTGTGGCTCTAGCTGTGGCATCAATATAATCTTCGGTTGCTGCGATTTGTTGATCTGTTGCTTTGGTTGTATTGCGTAAAGTTTGAGCCAGGCTAACCTGGGCTTTTTCATCTTCAATGGCTGCTTTAACAGCTGAGACACCAATTGCAAATGCTGCTGTTCCAACTGCTGTTGCAAGGCCTAAGAATGCTTTGGCAGCAGTTGCAACAATCTTGTCAATTTTGCCTGTGAATGATTGTGTTTCAGTTGTTGCTTTATTTAAGCCAGTTGAGAATTGCGCTGTATCAGCAAGCAACTCTAACTTCAATGTTCTAATGTCAGCCATTATGCAACCCTACTTTTCCACTCACGTCTTATTCTATCAACTTGCTCAACCCATTGTTGTGTTATGTAAGGTTGAAGTGCTTTAAGTGTTGGAAAGATAAAGTATCCAGCATTACCTCTGCCCTCGCGTGGTGACCTCTTGTCAAATTGTCTAAGCCCAACATAAGTTCCGGATTTGCGTTCTCGTTTTATGTTGTTGTAAGCACCAAATTCTGTACCAATAAGAATCTCACCTACTGGTGTTCCTGATTTAAGTTTAGAAGTTCCCCCACCAATAGTAATAACTGGTGACTTACTTGATTTTGAAACTCTGATTGTTCTGGCAATCGCTTGGCCTTGTGGTGTTGCTTGTAGAGCTGAGCCAACAGCAGATGCTGCAACAGTAGCAATGTCATTAGCTGCTTTTTTCATATCTGTTTTTGCTATCTCATCCATCTTGCTAAAAGTTTTAAGAATAGCCAAAATGTCTTTGTCAGCAATTTTAATTTGAAATGGTTTAGCCGCCATGATATCTATTCACCACATCTGCAATTGTTGATACCTGCTCGGCCGAAAGCGTTTTGAACTCTGACAATGGCTGGCGCGAAATGACGGCCAGTTCTATCAAACTTCTTTCGATGCTTCCGGCTTGGTAAAATTTGTTGTTGCAAAATCCTTTGAATTGATGTGAACAACGCTTGATCGCCAATCTTCAAAGCGACCAACTGGTTTATCACTGAGTCGTTTTTGCATTTGATAGGCAAGCCAGAATTGTTGTTCAATGCTTGGTGGCAATTCTCGTTTGAATAGTTCCAAGAAAGTTGTGCCAGTTTCTTTCTCAGCTTGTGCAATCTCCCATGGAATAGTCCATTCTTCAAAAGACTTTCCATCTGCAAGTTTCCATTCTATTTGTATCTTAAACATTAGGTGACCCCTGTTCGATAGTTACGCTATTGATACTGATCGGATTGGCATTGTAACTGAAACAGTTAATGCATCCGGTGCAG